GCCATATTGGTCCTGAGGTGAGAACTGAAATGGATCGATTAATGGCGTGTTGGAAGAAAGGCGAGAGAGGATACCCAGTGTTCTCTGCTTGTCTTAAGGACGAACCAACTAAGCTCACCAAGGAAAAGGTTCGGGTGTTTACTGCAGCACCCGTTGCCTTTGGACTGTATATCCGCAAGTTTTTCTTGCCCATTGCCCGATTTCTCTCTATGTACCCACGAGAATCAGAGGTAGCGGTTGGCATTAATGCCATGTCTCCACAGTGGCAGCAGCTCATGGACCATTCAGAGCGCTTCGCTAATGGAGACTTTGGTCATTTTGGCATGGATTACAGTGCTTATGACACACGAATGAATTCACAGATGACCAGAGATAATCTGGTTTCTATGATTCAGCTTGCAATTGCAGGAGGGTATCCAGAATGGGCGATTTTGATCATGAAGACCATGATTGTCGATTTCTGTCACCCGGTTATTGAGTACAACGGGACTATTATTGTGCTCTATAATATGAACACTTCTGGTAACAACATTACTGTTCAGATCAATTGTCTAGGCAATTCTAAGTTTGTCCGAATGTGTTTCTTTGCTGCGGTTCCAGAAGCGCCTTCCTTTCGAGGAAGTGTTGCTCTAACCACATACGGAGATGACAACAAGGGCTCTGTTGCCAAGAATGTACGGAAGCGTTTTAACTTTTTGACTATTCGAGATGAATTAGCAAAGCACGGTATGAAGATTACTCCGCCTGACAAGGATGCTGAGGGACAAGAATTCTTTCCTTTGAAAGATCTTGATTTCCTTAAGCGACAGTCGGTTTATCATCATGCCTTGGACCTGAAACTCGGAGCATTGGATGAAAATTCAATTTGGAAGAGTTTGCATTGCAACTTGAAAAGTAAAACTGCTAGTCCCAAGGAGGTTGCCATTGGATGTCTCGAGGGTGCCTCCCATGAGTGGTTCGCGCATGAACGCGACACTTATGAAGAAAGAATGAGACAACTTAGGGAGGTCGCTGAGAGGTGCGAACTCCCCGTGCCAGCCTTGCATTATTCGTTTGATGAACGAACAAATGTATGGCGCGAAAAATACCTTGAATTGTAGATATACTGGATTACCATAGACTGTACACTAGAGGCTTTATATCTATATTTTACATGTATTTACATGTTGTGTAAGAAGTACATATTACATATCCCCTTTACTTTCCTTTGTTTAATTTTATGTTTTTGAGGAATCCTCCAACCTCAGAGGAGGACCGTATGGGCCGAGCGGTGTTCGGTCAAGCAGTGGATGCTGCGAATCAATTCTTGTTTGCTATGACAGATCTGTTTGCCATATTCTCCGCAATTACGATCGTCTCCCTCTTGAGGGAGAAATACAAGAATCTTGATGATGTGAAGCCTGAAGCTTCTGAGGATGGTGAATTACCTCAGATGCTGGGTGGTGGAGAAATAGCGAAGGAGAACGTGATGTTTTCGGACACACATCCTGGTTATGGGCAGATGGTTGCCTCAGAGTTTGATTCTCTTAGAGATTCAGCTCTCGCTTCTGATGCCACTTTAGACCAGTTCTTCTCGAGGCCGCTTAGAATAGCCTCTTATGATTGGGGAGTAGGCAACACTTTCTTTCAAACCCTAAATCCGTGGACATTGTTCTTCCAGAATCCACGTGTGATTAATAGGATTTCGAATTATAAGTTGATGCGTGCCAAATTATGCGTAAAGTTCACTTTGAACGGTAACGCTTTTCACTATGGACGTATCATTTGTTCCTACAACCCGTTTCCAGATTTAGATGATTTCACAGTCGATCGTTTGTTTTTCCAGCAGGACGTGGTTGCAGCTTCGCAGCGGCCACATGTGTATTTAGATCCGACAAATAGTCAAGGAGGTGAACTTTGTTTACCATTCTTTACTTATTTGAATGTTCTTGATATACCGAATCAGGATTGGCAGACGATGGGTGAGATCACCATGCATTCCCTACAAGCTTTGAAACACGCCAATGGAGCTACGGACACTATTACCGTGAACGTGTTCGCTTGGGCTGAAGAGGTTAAATTTGCTATACCGACTCAAATTGAGCCTGGTGCAATTACGCCTCAAGCCGATGAATACTCCAAGAAGCCAGTTTCAGCTATTGCAGGTGCAGTTGCTAAAGCAGCTGGGATGTTGGCGAATATACCGCCTATTTATCCTTTTGCTAAAGCGACTGAACTCGGAGCTCAAGCTGTGGGGAGCATTGCCACTTTGTTTGGATATTCTAAACCACAGATTTTAGATGTGTCTATGTACCATCCGAAGACGAAAGCCAATTTGGCTGCAACAAACGCTCCTGAGGATAGTACTAAGATGACTGTTGACATTAAACAGGAACTTAGTATTGACCCTAGAACGGTCGGTCTGTCAGGTGATGATGAACTTGCTATTAACTATATCGCTTCCCGAGAAAGTTTTTTGACAAGCTTTACTTGGGCTGTTGGTACAGTGCAAGAAACATTACTTTTTAACATGATCGTTGATCCATGTTTGTATGCAGAAAATTCTGGTGAGTTACATTTCCCGGCGTGCTGTTTCGCGACAATGCCTTTTGAGTATTGGCGCGGCACGATGTCTTTTCGTTTTCAATTTGTGTGTTCGAAATACCACAAAGGTCGAGTTAAATTGGTGTATGACCCGACAGGCAATCCATCTGGAACAGCAGAGTACAACACCGCTTATACCACAATTATTGATATATCAGATACTACTGATTTCACAATTGATTGTGGGTGGGGCCAGTCTACCTCGTATCGTGAACATCTACCGGTCGAGAATGGTCCCACACAGTTTGGCAGTTCCGCACTTACATATAACTCCATATCTGTCCCATATGGTAATGGAACCCTGGCAGTTTACGTTGTCAATGAACTTACGGTTCCTAATACCACGATCAATAATGATATTGGAGTTAATGTCTTCATTAGCGCGGGGAAAGATTTTGAGGTTGCTGCACCGACGAACAAGTTCATTGGTGATTTGCAATATCGAACTATTCCCGAAGCCATGGAGGTGCTGCCTGAGGCTGGAGAGGAAGCTCCGCCCGAGGAGCATGAGAGAATGGACTCTGCACCATCGAAACCAGAAACGATTAATTCGATGGCTCTCAATATCCCTACAGAAGATGTTGCCAATTTGGTACATTTTGGGGAAAGAATCTCTAGCTTCCGACAATTGCTTAAACGTTATCATCTGTTTGAGGTAAGTGCATTAGCAGATGGTAGTGGGACAGCAGGGGAAATGACGACAGCATACCTTATTCGTTATAATTTCCCACATTTCTTTGGATATCAAAATAATGATGTTTTGACCAATCAGCTCACATGGCCCGTCAACGCTGGCGCCAATCGCTGGACTTATGCCAAACCAACCTTTTTGCATTATGCAATGTTAGGTTATGGTGCTTGGCGTGGTTCAGTACGATGGTGCCACGTTCCAACGTGGACTTTTAGGTCACCATATCATTGGGAGGTCACTCGTGTTGAGCGAGATTTTCCAGAGAATAATTATAATGCAGGTAGTGATTT